TTTCCCGGAGCTCCGCGCCTTGGCCGAAAGCCATGATATGACGCGGCTGGCGATCGAGACGCGCAAGGACCAAATCGAGAAGCTCGAGTGGACGATCAAGTCACGCGACGACCGTCATCCGGCAGCGGACGCGCCGGCACGCATCGAGCGGCTGACCGAGTTCTGGCGCATGCCGGACGGCGAGCAACCTTTCGCAACTTGGCTGCGCGAGGCGCTCGAGGATGTCCTCGTGCTGGATGCGCCCGCCTTCGAGATACGCCGCAACCGCGGCGGTGAGATTACCGGGCTGGATGTGGTCGACGGATCGACGATCAAGGTGCTGATCGACGACACCGGACGTCGGCCGCAGCCGCCGGCACCGGCATATGAGCAGGTAATCCATGGCCGGCCGTGGCGCCTCTTAAGCGACGCCGAGCTGATCTACCTGCCGCGCAACCGCCGACCGCACAAGGCATACGGGTTCAGCCCGGTCGAGCAGATCGTGCTGACGGTCAATATCGGATTGCGCCGCCAGGTCATGCAACTGCAGCACTTCACCGAGGGCAATGTTCCCTCGGGGCTGATGTCGGCGCCGGACGGGTGGGGCACCCAGCAGATCCAGCAGTACCAGGAGTGGTTCGACTCGATCCTCGCCGGCAATACCGGCAGCCGCACAAGACTGTTCTGGGGGCCGGGCGGCACCAAGTACCAGGCCTTTAAAGAGGCGCCCTACAAAGACGATTTCGACGAATGGCTGGCACGGATCGTCTGTTATGCGTTCTCCTTGCCACCGACCGCCTTCACCCCGCAGGTCAATCGGGCAACCGCGCAGGCCGCACAGGAAGCTGCTCTCGAGGAGGGCCTGGCCCCGCTGATGGGCTGGGTCAAGCGGCTCGTCGATGGCGTCATCCAGAAGCGGATGGGGCACAGCGACCTCGAATTCGCTTGGTCGGATGTGCGGCCGACGGATCCGAGGGACCAATCCGTGATCCTCACCAGCTATGTCAAGGATGGCATCTTCACCTTGAACGAGGCGCGCGACGTCCTGGGACTGGGTCCGGTCGAGGGTGGTGACGCGCCAATGTTCGTCACCGCGCAAGGGCCGGTGCTGCTGCGCGACTCCGTCACGCCAAAAACCGCGACCGCGGCGAAGACCACCGGCACTTAACGGCGATCCTTGGCGCCTGCGCTGTTGCGCGGAGCGCCATAGCCGGGTCAGGGCCTGGGTTGGCCCGGTCGGCTGCACCACACCGATACCGACGAAATAAGGAGCCTTTGATGAGCGTCCTGCCATCCGACATCGTCGTTTATGGCTCGGCCAACATGCCCGAAACCGACGGCGCCACGATCGGTGGCGCCGTCGACCTTACTCGTCGTGTCGCGTTCTACGACGTCACCCCGGCTGGCAGTGTCGATGTCATCTCGAGCTCGTCCGGCGATACCGCGACCAAGATTGTCTATTCTGGACGCGATGCGACCGGTGCCCTGCAAAGCCAGACGCTGACCCTGAACGGCCAGAGTTGGGTGACCGGGTCGCTATCGCTCGAGCGGTTGCTCTACGCCGCATTGTCGGGGGCGAGTGCGAATGGACCATTGGCGAACCCGGCGGGCACCCCGGCGGTCGGCGACGTGGCGCTCGCGGCCCACAGCTGCGTGCTGCCTTCAGGGGCGCTGACCACCGACGCGACGGTGCGCACTGCGCAGGCCGGTTCGGCCAATCATAGCGGGACAACGCCGGCGCTGTTCAAACTGCAGTCGGGCGACGGTGCCACGGTCGTTGCCGGCCAGATCATTTGGACCAAGAGCGGTACCGGCGCCAACCAATTGCGACAGATCATCGCCACAGCGGGCTATGGTTCCGACGTGGTTGCGGTCAGCCGCGACTGGGGCACGGTCCCGGACAGCACGACGACCTATAAGATCCTCAAAGGGATGCTGTTTGAAATCCTGCCGAATCCGGTGACGGCGGTGATCCGCATGTTCTCGACCAGTGCGGCGGATATGCCTGCCGGGGCGCAGCGCACGTATTACGAAAAGGTTTTCGTTGTGAACAACAACACCGCGACCGCACTGACCGGCGCGCAAATCGAGGTGGCAAACGAGACGCCGGCGCTGCCTTCGGGCGCACTTGTGGACTTGGCGCTGACGACGGGGCTGAACGACACCGGCACGGTCGCCAACCGGCAGACTGTGCCCGCCTCGGGCGTTGGTGGCTTCATTACACAACCCGCCTTTGTGAGCGTCCCAGCCCCGGGCAACTTGCCGTCCGGCGCCGCGCCGAATGCGGCCGGGGCACAGGGCGTTTGGCTGCGGCTTACTTTGCCGGCCGGCACCGCTGCCTACAAGGGTTCCGCCGATCTGCGGACGCAGGGAATGACAACGTAAACAAAGGAGCGGGACCGCGACGGGAAGAGCGTCCATGACGACTGGCGCGACCCAGCTCGCCGTGTTTTACGCGACCGGCAGCAAGATCCTGCGCCGCAAGGTCATCCCTGACAATGACGCGCAACTCGCACGGCATCGGCCGGGGCCCGGTGAAAGCCGTCTGCTGCTGCCTCTGGACCAACCCTATGACGATATGGCATGCCGCGCGGCGGTCGCCGCGGCGACGGGTGTGATACCACCTTCCGGACGGTGCTGCATTGTTGATGCGGATGGCTATGTAATCGCCACATGCAATGCTGATCCGGCGCTGGATACGCACCCGCTGGGGCGTCTGGTGATGCACGATACTGCGGCCCCCGGCGACCGCATCGAATGACGCAGATCTTTCTGCTCAGCGGCACCAGCTTCCCGCTGCCTGGCGATTGGTCGAGTACCAACACGATCGAGACGATCGGCGGCGGCGGTGGTGGTGCCGGTGCCAATGCGGCCCACGAGGCGGGCGGCGGCGGCGGTGGTGCCTACTCGAGCGTCAGCAATCTGGCCGGGCTCAGCGGCAGTCTGACGATACAGGTTGGTGCCGCTGGCAGCGGCGGCCCCAACAATATGGCCGGCCAAGGCGATGGCACCGCCGGCGGCGACACCTGGTTTAACGGCGCCAGCCTCGCGACGAGCTCGGTCGGTGCGAAGGGCGGCGGCCCAGGCTTGTCGTTTTCAGGCGGGGGGACAGGCGTCGGTGGCGCTGGCGGCGCGGCAAGCTCCGGTGTCGGCACGACCAAGCATTCGGGCGGCAATGGCGGCGCCAATGCGGGTTTCAACCCGTCCTGCGGCGCAGGCGGTGGCGGTGCAGCTGGCCCCAATGGCGACGGGGCCGCGGGCGGCGCGGCGCCCAACAGCGCCTCAGATAACGGCGGCGGCGGTGGCGGCGGTTCGGGCGGAGGCTCGGCCGGTAGCAGCGTCTCGTCCAACAGCGGCGGCAACGGCGGTGCCAATTTCAATACGACGCAATCGGGCGGCGTTGGCGACACCTCCGGCTCGGGTGCCGCTGCCGGCACCGGTGACAGCAATGGCGCCGCGGGCGGCGGCGGTGGGTTTGGCGTAAGCTCGAGCAGTGGTACCACGGCGGGCGCTAACGGCGGCAACGGCCAGGAATGGGATTTCTCGCACGGCTCGGGTGGCGGTGGCGGCGGCGGCGGTGGCAGCCAGAGCGCGGCCACCGGCAGTACCGGCGGCAATGCCGGCAATTACGGCGGCGGCGGTGGTGGCAGCGGCTGGTACCCGACTGCGGGCACCGGCGGAAACGGCGCGCAAGGCATCATCGTTGTCACTTACACTGCTGCGGGCGCGACGACAGTCGCAGCGGATGCACTGAGCCCGGTCGGGTTCTCGGCGAGCCAAACCGCCGGGGCAGCGACACGGCTCGAATTCCGGGCAACACAGCACAACGATCCGCTGTTACCATGCGAGTCCGTTGCGACCGCCCAAAACAGTGCGCGTGTTGCGACGGAATTCTTGGCGATGAGCCGGTCCGATGTCTGGCTGCCGTTTGGGTCGCTCGCAACAGCAAGAGGTCAACCCCGAATCCAATTGGAAGCGATACCCGTACTGGGTTGCGGTGTCGCCATCCTGATGGAGCTGAGTGCCCGGGCCTCCGGCGACACCGCTGCTCGCGTCGAATGTTTGGCACAAACGTCTTCCGATCGGCCTTTCACAACCGAATGGCTGGCGTGGTGGCTTCAGCATGTCCCTGTGCCCGCGGAGTTCGGCGCTCTCGTGGTCCGCGACGCTGCCGCAGGCACGGAGTGGCTGGGCGCGACCATAGTTCCATTCAGCACCGACTCCCTCCTGTCGATCGAGTGGTCGGCGCTGCCTGACCCAGTGCTGGTATCACTGAGCACGACCGGTAAACGGCGTCTTCTCGCGACACCGGGGCGGCTACGCATTCTCAAGCGGCTGTAAGGCCGGAGGGCGCCAGACCGCATCATTCGGTCGCCGATGAGGCGATATCTGCTGCGGGCAACCTACACAATGAAAGGGCTTAACCAATGCGAAAACGATCGTTTGTTTGTTACGCAGCCATGTCGCTGTTCGCGCTATCGGGATGTGCCGAAGTCGGCAAGCTCGCGAGCGCCGACCTGACGAATGCGGCGCGGGTCGCAACCCAAGACGGCGACCCGCAAGGAGCGGCATGTTGGGCCGCCTTGGGTCCGGTCGCCAGTGTGGTGGAGACCGCACCAAAGCCTGACTTAGCCTCACTGATCGAGGCCGACCGGCTATTGGTGGCGGCGACGCAGGGACCGAGTGCGCCTTGCAATGCCGTGGGTGGCCTGATCCTGTCGATGTTCTTGCACAAGGCAGTGCCGCTCCTGCCTTGAAGGCTAATAACCAGCTTGCCTCTTTTGAGCTGACGAGACTGCCGGGGCTCGCCCGGCGACGCGAGCGTCTGGGCGGTTTCCCGCAGTAGCCGATCCGCTTGGAGGCCAATGAGGAGCTCGGCTATGCGCTTGGCAACACCGTTCGATCCGATCGAGATTGGCGAGATCGACAATTTCGCCTTCGATTTTACCGCGGATGTGGGTGCGGCGGCGATGGTGTCGACGAGCTGGACCTGCGCTCTCGCGCCGTTCCAGACGGCCACTGACCCGGACCCGCAGTCGCGAGTCTTGTCGGTCTCGACCCAGACATCGATGGAGGTACGCACTGCCGCCGATGGATCACTGCAAATACGCACCGGGTTCTTCTCGGTCGCCTCGATCGGAGGCATGCCGACCACGGCGGCCGGCGGTACCTATATCCTCGAAGCTTCGGCTGCTTTGAGCGACGGCCGGGTGCTCAAGCTCAACACGACGGTTCTGTGCAAATCCCCGGGTCCGTGACGGATCGGGCAACTCGGCCACGAGCACAAAGGTGTTCGCACTTGCCGCATATGCGCGGTATCAGAGATCGGGCGCCTCGCACATCGCGGACGCAGAGTCTCGGCGGGATCGGCTACTGGTGGTTTTGCCGACACGGTCGACTCGGGCGCTATTGTCATTGCCCTGACGGGCTCATCCTACACGACCGGGGCAGCCCAACGATGGTTGCCACTTGGTTTGAAGTCAATGCGATGAATTGATCGAGCAACAGACATATGTTCCAGAAAACAGCGTTCTGCTGGCCGCCTCAGCCCAGCACTGTCATCGGCCTTGGCGTACTCGCCGGCTCCGTCTGCTATTTAATTACCGGAGACCCTATCTGGGCGGGCGTCGCCGCCGCCCTAGTCAAAATACTTGTTCCAGACAATTCGGAGGCGGCGAAGCAGGTGTCCGGAGCAATTGAGATACTGGCGCAGGCGTTAGGCCGGCCGCTCCCGACGCCAGCACAGCAAGCGCCCGTTGCCGCCGACGATCGGGGATCTGGAGCAGGATCGCGTTATCGGGAGCCGCCGGGAAAATGACCAGATACCAGATACACTTGCGCGGCTCATTGGCGGGATGTTGATCATGCGACTCTATGGCGTAATCCAGAAGGTCGAGCCTGTTGACGATGGCACCGTGCGGGTGCACGGGATCGCGTCGTCGGAGGTCACGGACGACCAGGGTGAGATCGTTCGAGCCGGCGCGATGCGCGAGGCGATCCCGGACTATATGCGTTTTCCTGCACTGCGCGAGATGCACCAGCTCTCGGCGGCTGGAACGACGCTCGAAGCGGAGGTCGGTGACGACGGGGCCACCCGGATAGTCGCCCATGTCGTCGACCCGATCGCGGTCGCGAAAGTCAGAAACCAGGTCTATCGCGGATTTTCGATCGGCGGCCGGGTCACACAGCGCGAGCCCGGCAACCCCAAAGCCATCACCGGCCTGGTTCTCAATGAAATCTCGCTCGTCGATCGTCCGGCGAACCCGGAAGCGATCTTCGACTGCTGGAAAGCCGCCGAAGGCGTCTGCGGGCGAAACCCCGGGGCGCAAGCACCACTGGCAGAACCTACGCTTTCGCCAGAGCCGTTCAACCCGCCGGTTCAGATCTGGGCTTGTGGGGTGGCGGACCATAATCATCGGGCTAAAGGCGACGCGGTCAAGTGTCTCGCAAGGCGCGCGCCCGGCCCCGCAGAAGTTCACTTGCCACGATCACCGCGGGCCGGCCTCGCTTCATCGCCGACGGGCGAGCGGGAGCTCGACCGTACTAGTGAAACCGAAGCCACGATCGACGCAGCAAAAAGGGCAATCGAGACAGCCGAAGGGGCGCTAGCCAAGCTTACCCCTAAGGGGGAACAGAGGGCTTCTGGCAATGAGAACAGCACCACATCCGGCAGCGCGCTCGGGGACTACAAGGAGCTCCATTACGCCGACCCCGGATACCAGCCCGACGGCAAGGCTCGCTATCCGATCGACACAGAGCGGCACATTCGCGTCGCGTGGAATTACATCAACAGGCCCAGCAACGCCCAGCGATACACTGCCGATCAAGTTGCCCGAATCAGAGCTGCCATAATCGCCGCTTGGAAGGACAAGGTCAACATCGACGGGCCGCCCTCGGCCGAGAGTGAGGAAAAGGCGTCCTCTGCAGCGCTGACCAAAGCGCTCTGCGACCTAGGCCGCACGGCACAAATCGCGCACGACCTCGATTGGCTTCGAGATGTGCTCGAAGACGCGGCGGCGATCGACGGTGACGAGTCACCGCAGCCGTCCCGGCTGCAGGCAATCATCGGCGAACTCTGCGGCTTTTTGAACCCGCTGGTCAACCAAGAGATGGGGGAGCTTTTGGGCGACATCCAAATGGATGGGGAAGATCTCCCGCAGCGCGCTTCCGAAATGCTCGCGCTGGCGGCCGGCTCCGGCGCCGCCCGCATTGCCGCTCTCCTTAAGACAGGGAACCCGCAAATGCAAAAGCTCGCCGTCGCTCTCCTCGCAAAGGCCAAACATTCGCAAGGTGACCAAGCGCTCCTCGACATGGCTCTTTGCGCTTGCGACAAATGCCTCAAGATCGACGGCCTGTCGGTCGGAGAAAGGGCCCACATGGTCGGGGCGTGCGACCGCCTCCGCGAGGCCGGCGCGGTGCCGTCCGAGGCTTCGAGCGTCGTCTCAATGGGCGATATCGAGGATGCGACGGCGCTGATACAGCCGCCGCCATCGGATTTCCGCGCCGGCGATAATGCCACGGTCGACAGTTCAAAAGGTTCGGGCGCGATTGCAGTATTAGGTGGCAAGCATGGCCGTGCGCACCAGAACCTGATGAATATTGCCCATGAATGCGTCAGCAAACTAACCGGCGGAATGGCATGTTTTCGGCCGTCGTCAGGTTCTGATTTGGGGCCGGTGCCTGCCGACACCGCCGACAGTCAAGATGTCACGAAGGCTGGTGCCCGCCATTCCGCCGAAACGATGGGGCACCTGCGTTCGGCGCACGGCCATCTGGTCGCTGCCGGTGCCCAATGCGACGCTGCGGATATCAGTGAGAAACACAAGCAGGGCACTGAATTCGAGTCGGTCAAAGCTATAAGGACCGAAGACATCGCCAAGGTGTTGGCAGACGAGCGCGCCGAAAAGACGGCGCTGGTCAAGACGCTCGGCGAAATGGTGCCCCTGCTCGATCGCTTGACGCAGCGTGTCGACGACATCGCCCGCACTCCGCTTCCGCCATTGACCATCGCCAGAGGCAGCATCTCGGTGTCGAAGCAGCAGGACGGCGGTAGCACCGAAAGCGCTCGTGACGGAGCCCTCTCGCCAGAGGAGATAGCGTCTGCGTTTGCCAAGATGAGCAAGGAGGAGCAGACCCTCACGCTGATCAAGGCGAGCTATGCCAACCCTATCCGCGTGCTCGGCGCCGCGACAGGCGAACGCTGACAGAGTACCGAACTAACACACGCCTTTCGGCTTCGAGGCGAAACTCTGTTCCACATGAAGGCGGCTGCACGAGCGCTCGCTTGCGCAGTCGCCGCGAAGCCGTCACCAAGCCTGGTCTTTGACCGGGCTTCTTATTGCCCCCCCTTTTGGGAGGACTTTTCGATGAATCCGATCACTCAGGAATCGCTGGAGCTCTTGAAAGGGGCTCTGGCCAAGCCGGACGACGCGCTCGCCAAGTCGATCTCGACCGCGACCGGTCTGCTCGCCTATGACCTGCAAGCGCCCGCCAAGAATCTCTACCCCTTCGTGACACCGATCCGGAACGTTATGCCACGGGTCGGTGGCGGCACTGGCTCAGCAACAAACTGGCGGCAAGTCAACGCAATCATGGGCTCCGGTTTCGACTCGATGGGCTGGGTGCCGGAAGGCCAGCGCTCGGGACAAATGTCTTATTCGACCTCGAACAAATCAGCCACTTACGTGACGATTGGCGAGGAAGATGCAGCGACCTTCGAAGCAATCTCGGCGGGCCGACAGTTTGAAGACATTCAGGCCCGCATGACCTTTCGCCTCCTGCAAAAGATGATGCTGAAGGAGGAGATGGCAATCCTCGCCGGTAACGCCTCGCTGACACTTGGCACGCCGGCAACTCCGACCTTGTCGGCATCGGGCAGTGGCGCGACGCTCCCTTCGGCAACTTATTTCGTAAAGGTCGCCGGCCTGACCCTCGAAGGATACCAGAATTCAACTGTCCTGAATGGCGTCGCCACCTCAAAGAACGTCACCGGAGCAGACGGAAAGAGCTATATGCTGTCCGGTGGCTCGTCGAACATCAGCGCCGAGGCAAGCCAAGCTGTAACACTTGGCCAGACCTTGTTCTGTAGCGTCGTCGCAATGCAGGGCGCGGTTGCCTATGCCTGGTATATCTCGACGACGACTGGAAACGAGACCCTGCAGGCCATCACGACAATCAACAG